AGTGGATTGGTGGTGGTAATGTACAGGTAGCTCCTCAGGAAACAGAGATCACTTCTTATGTTACTGGTGGAGTTAAACAAGATGTAACTACAGAAACTATGGCAGGATTAAGTTTATGAATATAGAAATTTACAGTAAAGATAATTGTTCCTTTTGTGACTTGGCCATTGCCAAGGCTCATAAGTTGGTTATTGGGATCCCAGAAAACTCATATACGGTATTTAAAATGGGTCAGGACTTCGGTAGAGAGGAGTTAATAGAGAACTTCCCTGTAGCAAGAACCTTTCCTCAAATTAAAATCGACGGTATACCCATTGGTGGTTGGGCAGAGTTTAAAGATTTTGATATATCAGCCGCATGAATCATAAAATCGATTGCCAATTTTGTTATAAACTATCCTCTATACATATAGAAGACGAATGGGATACAGACGACAGATTCTGTCCCAACTGTGGAATGCAAGTAGAGATAGATGCATTTCCACATTATAACGATGAGGCTCAAAAACTAGATTATGACCAAGATCAATACGAGGAGTAACCCACCATGGCTCTACGAAGGTGTAGAATGGCAACCGCCAGAAGAATTCAGTCACGAAGACGTGTACGGTTTTGTTTATCTAATAACGAACCTGACCACACAAAGGAAATACATTGGAAAGAAGTTCTTTTGGAGCCAGAAGACACTACCCATAACAAAGACAAGAAAGAGGCGTAAGAAGTTAAAGGTTGAATCCGATTGGAGAACCTATTGGGGTTCAAATAAACACCTAGTAGCAGAGATAGAAGAGCACGGCACTGAAGGGTTTCATAGAGAGATGCTTCATTTATGTAAAGGTAAAGGTGAACTTGCCTATATGGAAGCTAAAGAACAGTTCGACAGGGATGTACTACTTACAGAGGATTACTATAACGGTATCATCGCATGTAGGATAGGCGGCAGAACAGTGAAGAATTTAGTTAAATAAGTGTTGACAAAGAGGGCTAAGTGTAGTATAATATACCTATTATGAACAATATAATACCATTTCCAACCGCACAGCGGCAAGAACAGATAGAGTCCGAAAGAAACTGGGCCTACGAAAACTACAGCGAAGAGTGTGTAGACACCTCTCAATTTGTTCTTATGATGCTGGAGGATTATTTTGCAGAAGAAGAATCTGCATTTGACGAAATGGATTTCAGGGAACCAGAGAATGAAGAATCACGGGATATGTACGTGATTGTAAATCTTATATCCTCAATGTTTATGAGATACGGCGGCCTTAATCATTTTCTCCAAGAGGATTTAGAGGCAATTTATAATAAAATAGAAGCGAGCAAAAATGATATTACTTGATTATAGTCAGATAGCACTTTCCAACATCATGGTGCAAAAATTAAATGATGAAGATATGATCCGTCATATGATACTAAACAGCATACGTATGTACAATAAGAGATACCGAAAAGAATATGGCCAGATGGTTATATGTGCCGATGGTATGAATACTTGGAGACGACAATACTTTCCTGAATACAAAGCTAATAGAAAGAAGGGCAGAGATGCAACTAGTCATATGGACTGGCCTGAAATCTTTCGTATCCTTTCTACAGTCCGAGAAGAACTCATGGAGAACTTCCCATACAAAGTATTGCATATGGAAGGCTGTGAGGCTGATGATATTATTGGTGCCCTTGCTATAAGAACACAAGAGTTCGGTCAAGGCGAACCAGTCATGATTATTTCATCTGATAAAGATTTCATTCAGTTGCAGAAGTATAACAACGTAAAACAGTTCTCGCCTATCCAAAAGAAAGCAGTGGTAGATAAGAACCCTAGAAACTATTTGTTTAATCACATTATGAGAGGCGACTCTGGAGATGGTATCCCAAATGTATTATCCAAAGATGCTACATTTATTACCGAAGGCTCTAGTCAAACTCCATTAAGACAGACAAGAGTTGATGATTGGTTAACACACAGTGATGACCTTAAAAGTCATATGCCCGAAGAAATATACCGTAACTACCAAAGAAACAAAACATTAATAGACCTAAATGAAATCCCAGATACTATCCAAGAATCTATTATAAATAAACATGACAGTCAAAAACTACCTATGAGAATGAAGGTATTAAACTATTTGATTAAAAAAAGATGTACTAACCTGATTGAATGCGTGGAGGAATTTTATAATGCGTAATTACCTAATCTCGGATATCCTTATCGGACAATCCAAAATACACAGCAAAGTCGACAAGATTGCTTATCTACAGAAAATGAATTCTGCACCACTTAGAGATATTCTAAGAATTAACTTTGATGATGATGTCATCTCTACGTTACCGCCCGGTGCACCTCCATATAAGAAAGATGATATGCCCGATGGCATGAACCACTCTACCCTTCAAAACCAGTTTAGAAAGTTTAAATATTTCTTTAAGGGTACATATACTAATATGAATCCTATTAAACGAGAAAGAATGTTTTTAGAGATTCTTGAAGCTATTCATCCCGATGATGCTCAAGTATTCATTGATGCTAAAGATAAAAACCTTAAGTATAAAGGGTTGACTAAGAAACTAGTTATGGATTCATTCCCTAACTTAATTCGTAAATAACTTAACTAACTTGGAGGGCCGCTTATAGACAAACCTTTATGATGATAGATTATCAATCAATTAACTCACATGGAGAAATATTATGCATGTACAAATTGAACGCCTCAAGAAAGATCAAAAAGAGGCAGTATACTATCAGAAAAAACTGAAACGCAAAGGAAAAGAAGTTCTAGCATATAAGATGCAAAAGAAAATAGAATTCCTGAATAGACATATTGAAGATATGAATATGGCGACAGTCGAAGGAAGGTAAGAGGGTTTCGGCCCTGGTCTACGCGGGGCCCTAATTAAATTATGGTAAAATATACTAAAGAAGAACTTGAACATTCCAAAAGAATCTTTAAGTCAGCAACACCTAAACATACCTTAGATTGGTATATCAAATGGGTAGCATCTATATTTGTACTATGTGCAATGTCTATGAGAGGTATCGACGGTCTACAAATGTACGACCTGAGTTTCTCTGTAGTAGGTATTACATTATGGTTATGGGTATCTATTCTATGGCAAGATCGAGCTCTCATTATTCTAAATGGAGCTGGAATGCTACTATTACTAAGAAACATATTTACAGCATTAATTGGTTGACAAATGCACTACAGTGTGTTATAATATACCTATATTAAATGATGAAGAGCATACATGAACATATTTATTTTAGATAATGATCCAGTGAAAGCTGCACAACTTCAATGCGATAAACATGTCGTAAAAATGATTGTAGAATCTGCCCAAATGTTATCAACTGTACATCGTATGGTAGATGGTTTTATGGAACGTAGACCATCTAAATCAGGTTCAATGATTCAATGCTTTAATCTTACTGATGAACGAGAAGATATATTATATAAGGCATGTCACTTTAATCATCCATCGACTGTATGGACCCGTGAAAATTCTGAAAACTATAACTGGCACTACAAACATTTTGTTGCACTCTGTGATGAATATACATATAGATATGGAAAAGTTCACATGACAGATACAAAGTTAAGGCATATATTGAGACACTCACCAAAGAATATCCCGCACACTACAGAAAAGACTCCATTCAAATTAGCAATGGGTTCTAATCCAGAATGTATCTCAGAAGATGCAGTAGCTTCTTATCAGAAGTTTTATAAAACAAAACAAGACAGGTTCAAAATGGTTTGGACTAAACGTCAACAACCGGAGTGGTTCAATGCCTCTATATGATTTTAAAGATTTAACATCAGGTGAAATATACACCAAGATGATGTCTATTGCCGACATGGAAGAATATGTCAAGGATAAAAATGTCCAACAAGTAATAGGGACTCCAATGATTATTGGAGAGACTGGAGGATCGGTATTAAAGAAAGCTGGTGACGGCTGGAAAGAAGTTCAAGATAAAATTAAAAGAGGTTTACCTCCACGACTACGGGATAACATTAAAACAAAATGAATCAGAAACCTACAAGATTGAAAACCGATCATCTAATTACATTAAGCCCACTTACTAAATCCCAGGAGACTGTATTTAAATCTTGGAAAGAAGGCTTTAATCTAGTATTATCTGGTTCAGCAGGAACAGGTAAAACTTTTATCTCAACCTATCTGGCATTGTTGGATATCATGAATAAGTCTCAGAAGAAGCTAGTGATAGTAAGATCTGCTGTACCTACACGTGATATGGGATTCTTGCCTGGTACACTAGAAGAGAAAGAAGATGCTTATAAAGCTCCATATTATGCTATTATGTCACAACTGTTTGAAGATGGTGAAGCATGGAGAAAGCTCCAAGCAGCCAAACAGATTGAGTTCTTAACTACTTCCTTTATCAGAGGTATTACTCTTACGGATTGTATTGTTCTTATTGATGAATCACAGAACCTTACATATCACGAACTATGTTCTGTTATTACTCGGTTGGGTAATAATTGCAGAATCATTCTATGTGGTGATTACTACCAGTCGGACTTTACCAAGACCGGAGACAGAGATGGGTTAGAAAAGTTTACAAAGATTTTAGAGAACATGAAACTATTTGATCATGTTGAATTTACTTGGGAAGACATTGTCAGGTCTGGCCTAGTAAGAGATTTTATTATGACAAAGGAATTAGTAGAAAATGGGAAACTTTAAACATGAGAAAATTGATCTGGGGTATGATGACCTCATTGCAGAGACACTACCTTCTGGTAGAACATATGCCGCTCCTAATGGTTGTAACTATCCTTCTATTACTACCGTACTTTCAATATTAAGTAGGGAAGCAATACAAGCTTGGAGAGCACGAGTAGGTCCAGAAGCGGCCAATAAAATATCAAAGGTTGCCTCAGGCCGTGGAACAGCAGTCCACGATTTATTAGAGAAGTATGTTAATAATGATCCAGACTTTGACAAAGGAGTGATGCCTCATGTGATGCAATCATTTCATGATGTCAAAGAAGAATTGGATACAAGATTAACTACTGTCTATTCACAAGAAGCTCCACTATATTCTGAACACTTAGGATTAGCTGGTAGAGTGGATTGTGTAGGTGTATGGGATGGGAAGAACTCCATTGTGGATTATAAAACATCCCGTAAACTTAAAAAGAAGGAATGGATATCCAGTTACTTCATGCAGTGTGCAGCTTATGCTATCATGTGGGAAGAAAGAACTGGAATGCCCATTACACAATTGGTAATTCTAATTGCAGTAGATGATGAAAAGCCTCAGGTCTTTATTGAACACAGAGACAATTGGGTGAAGCCATTACTTGATGTAATAGAACAATATACCACAGAACAGAAACGTAAACAGATATTTGGTAATTAATAATGAGACGAGAAATATCATTGGCTGATAGAGCTAAACAACAACTCTCAATATGTTGCGAAACACTATGTGAGCGGGCTGTAGTGGAACAATATGTAGAAGAGCTTGAAGGTGAGATTGCTGACTTGCAAAAGTATGTGGCCGAGCTTGAAGAAGCAGTACAATAATTAAATAGGAAAAAAATATGAGAACTAGAATGATTGAGGCTTTACGAAGCCATTATAATGGTGAGATCAGTAAACATAAAATGAATGTAGAAGTATTCTTTGCCAACCCAGTTGGGGTAGGTGAGCACATTGATGTTATGGAGACTATATCGTCAGAGATCGGTAAGATTGCCGAGTTTGAAGATAAGTTAATGATCTTAGACCAACATTTTGCTCCCTTAGAAAGAGTAAAAATATAGACCTATATTCACCTAGGTTATAGTCAATATAACCAATATAAATCAATAAAGTGTTGACAAACTCCTTAATATCTGTTATAATATATGGGTATTAAGGAGAAATATAATGTTGACATTAACAGGCGCAAGTATAAACACATCTACCTCAGGCTTGAATTACGTAAGCTTCTCTGATGGTTCTTCGTTTATCGCTGAAGCACAAACCTATTCAATTCTACCAGATTCGTTCTGGGAAATCACAAATCATATGCCATTAGAACTTTATGAAAATAAATGAATAAAATGGTTGACAAAGGTGTAAAACCATAGTATAATATACCCATGATAAGGAGAAATACAATGAAAGAAAATATAATATTGGTAGACTGCGACGGGGTTCTCTGTGACTGGGAATACTCATTTACGCAGTGGATGCACCATCAAGACATCCCAACAATAAACATCAATGAATATGACATAGCCAAGAGGTTCAATTTAGAAAGAAACTGGGCCAAGAGACTAGTCAGACAGTTTAACTCCTCTGCGGCAGTAGCGTTTCTACCACCACTGAGAGATGCAGTGTATTACATGAAAAGACTTAATATGTTACATGGATACAGATTCCATTGTATCACATCATTAAG